GTGGTTCGATAGGCGTATTGACCAAGTGAAAATTGCGCCTAACGGGATAGAGCTTTGGATAAAAGTTTCAGCGCCGCTTGATGGGTGTGTTTCCCCATTCGATCCGGCAACAAAGTAGGAGGCTTCCGACTTGTGATCTTTACGGATCGGATTCATTGAGCTTTTTTGCTCACAGCGGTGTGAACTTTCGTTGATTTCAAATAGCATCCTCCGGCCTGTCACGCCGGAGGTCGCGGGTTCGAGCCCCGTCTCTCTCGCCACTCTCGCAGCGGTTTCTTGCAAATCCTACCACAGTTTCCGACATGCCTAGCCTGCGAAAGTTGGAAGTTTATTCCAACTCTGTTCCCGCGCTGGCGGGTTCATGAACCGGAATGTTATCGAAGAATTGTGCGATTTCTTCACATTCATTTTTGGTAGGCTTCGGGGGATAAGCAGGCGTCGGCCTCCAATAAAGTGGCAGTTCCGATCTTTCCAGCTCCATTGAATCGTCCCACCACCAGCCGCGAAAATACGAGCATTCCGGCTTTTGCTCGTACCATTCAGCCAAATCTTCGTTGTCGATATCCCAAATCCAGACCAGCAAATCCACCTTCGTGCCGTCCAGTGGCGCTGTCTTAATCGGTCTCCATTCGCTCATTTCCTTGCGTTCCTTCTGGCTTCCCGCACCTGACGGTGCATTTCAAAATTAGCCGGCGAATAGGTTTCTTGTAGGGCCTTCGACCGCGCGAAATCATTCCCAAGCCCGCGCCCGATCTGGACGGCGGTTGCCCCGCCCTTGACGGCCTCGACCGTCCCAGATCGCCGGAAGTCGGCAATCGTCCGGGTTTCGCCCTTGCCTCGGATGGCCCGGAAGTCGTCTCCCAAGGTGTCCTTGCTGTAGGGGCGGCTCTGCCGGTGGCGGAAGATCGGCGTCGTCGGGTGCGGCTCGATCCCCTGTTTTGCCAGATAGGCCGCCATGACCTTTTCAGCCCGCCTGCCGAGCGTGACGGGAACGACCTTGCCGGTTTTGCCTCGGGTGATCATGAACCCCTCCGGCGTCCTCTGTGCGGGGGTCAGGGTGCGGGCGTCTACGGGCGAGACGCCAGTATCCCATGCAAACGCCAGCAAGGCCGCCAGACCGTAATATTTCGATCGCCATGCTGCCTTGGCCGTTCGCGCCGCTTCGCCTTCGGTCCAGACGGCCTGTCGTGGCGTAGGCTCGGTGTTCCTGATCCCGCTGGACGGGTCCACAGCGCCGCCCGTGTAACCAATGGCAGCGCAGACGCGCCATAGCGCCCGAAAGACCTTGATCGTCCTGTGGGCCTCTCTCTGGCTGATCTGGACGGCGATCCGCTCCCGGAGCTTCGACACGATCAAAAGCGTGATCGACGCCGGGGCCATGTGGTGCACGGGGGCAAGGTGCTTCCAAGCCCTGTCCCATTCCTCGCGGGTCCGGGGGGCTTTCTTCGACCATTCCGGGGTGCGGCGGTATTCAGTGAACGCGGCCTCAAGTGATCCGGTCGGATAGGCGGGGGCTTTCGCGGTCTGCTTCGACGCCCGATAGGCTGCATTGATTTCCATCGCCAGCGCCATGGCCTCGGGGCCGTGCGGGCCAAGGCGACGGGCGGGCCAGCATTCGGCCTTCATGGCCGCTTTAGGCTCCCAATAGGCCATGCGGCCCTTCTGGCGATAGTAGGGAATTTTCACCTTGCCCACCTGTCAATCTCCGCTAACGCCTCGTCGGCTGTTTTCAGCCGGGGGCCTTGCGGATAGGAAGCCGGGGTTTGTGTGGATAGCGGGGGCGGATTGTGGCCGTGAAGCTCGATCACGACCGTTTCGCCATGCACGACCACGCGGGGGGCGTTCTCAGCCTTGGCGGCCCGTATCGCTCGCTGAATGTCGATCTGACGGACGGCGGGGCGGCGGGTCATAGGGAAGGCTCGCATCCTAAAGCGCGGATGGCGGTGGCAATACGGTCGCATATGGCAACTTCGTCTGCCGTCGGCGTCCCTCCATCAGGCGGAACAAGCCATCCATTCCACGCAATTGTCTCTGCCCGCTCCAGTACAATGCGGATGACACGCTCCGCTGTTTCCTCGTCGGCTAGGCAATACGGACAGCCACGGTTCATGCAGCCGGTGCGGCAACAAATCGCCTGCGCAACTTCCTGACGTAGTTTGTCGGCATCTGTCATGTGAACATCGCCCTTCGTTGCGTGAAATCTATTTTTGGCTGGCGCTCTTTCTTGGAGAAGCCAGCCGACTTGATCCGGCCTTGCGGTTTGGTAGCGCCTATGTGGGCCTTACGTTGCCGGTCGGCCTTTCTGATACGTCGAACGTCGTCTTTCGTTTTTTCAGAATGGCAGGCGACACAAAGCACTTGGCAGTTTGCCAGAACGGGCTTGCCGCCAAGCGCATCGGGTAAGATATGATCATAATGGAGCTTCCCGACCTGTAGGGGCAGGCTGCAAGCGCGGTTCTCGCAAAACCCTTTAGAACGCGCGTAAGCTTGGTCTTTGACCTTGCCGGGGAACTCCATGCGGCTCATGGCGGGTTCATTCTGCCGCGACTGAGAAACTAGAAGGAGCCTGCAACAGAACAGGGCTGTATTGAGACATGTTCATCGCGTGTGACGCGACTTCAATTTTGAGCGTGTCAATCACGTTACGAGCCAACATAGCCCGCGCTCGCGCCTCTGAGCGCGTAATAGCGCCCCTTCGTAAATCGTCCAAATCCCGGAGCAGTGCGTTTCGCAGTTCTGCTGTATTCTTCATTTGATATTTCTCCTCTGTGCAACAGATTGACAAGCCCGGATAGGCTCCCAATCTGATCTCTGAAAATCGAAAGCGTGTCCCCGTATCTGCAATCATCGCAAATGATCACACATTCTTTGTGCTCAAAAGAATACGGCGGCAGCTTTTCGCTTAATGGGCAGCGGTCATTGCAGCATAGCGGGCAACTGAACCGCAATTCTTGGGCGACGTAGTGGAGGACAAATTCAGGCGTGAACCTATAAACCTCGACATAGCCATCTTTTCTCTCATAGGCAGGCAGCTTGAATCCGGGGTATTTGTGTTTGTGTGCAAGATTACGCTCCAACCAATAAGACGGTGCATAAACGAAACTTTCTCGCAATGCGCGCCGTATCTACTGATTTGTGTTCCGCTCAAAACAAGGCTGCGCGCGTAAGGCATCGAAAGCTTTGGCTGGTGATAGAGTCCAAATCCTCATCATTCTTCCCAATGGAACGTGACGCCATGCTGTGCGGCGAATGCCTCAATCAGCGCGGTCAGGTCGGAATGTTCCTGCTTGCTTAAGTCGGACGATGATCGACCAAGATTGACGAACCCGGTCCCGTCCAAGTTCGGAACAATCCGCAATTCGCGCTTAAGCCCGTCAAGAAACATCAGCTTCCAATCGTCAGGCGATAGCGTCAGGCCATGCCATTTTACCTGTTGGCTTACCTCCGTCAGCATGGCCCATTGTCTTTTATTCTGTTCCAAAGTCCGTTTCGGCCCTTGGAACGTGACCCGCGTATCCTTCGGGGCGCGCCGAACCCAATCGGCGGCCTTGTTGCGGATAGCGTCTGAGTGAAGGACGAGCAGGGCGCGCGACATGGCTAGAAGGGCACGGAATCGTTTAGGTCTTCCGTCAGACTACGCGCGGCAGGCCGTCCCTTGATTTCGGCGTAGCGGTTTGCGCCGCTCTGTTCCGACTTAGCGGGGCGCTCGTCACCGTCATCCTTGCGACCGTCCAATAGCGTCAACTCTCCCCGAAATCGCTGCAACACGACTTCGGTGACGCTCCTTTCGTTTCCATCTTTGTCGGTGTATTTCCGGGTTTGAAGCTGCCCCTCGACGTAGCAGTTAGACCCCTTGCGGAGATACTGTTCCGCAACCTTTGTCAGATGCTCGTTGAAGATAACAACGTTTACCCATTCGGTCTTTTCCTTGCGCTCGCCTGTGGCTTTGTCTCGCCACGTCTCGGAAGTCGCCAGACCGAACGAAACGACCTTATCGCCGCTCTGCATGGTGCGAACGTCAGGGTCTTTGCCGAGCCTGCCGATCAAAATAACCTTGTTCACGCTGCCGGACATTAGGCGGCTTCCTTCTGGTTGAGTGCAGCAAGCGCCGCAAGTTTGTCGTCTAGTTCTTGGATGAATGCGCGGACTTCGGTTTCCAGCCGCTCAATCTCTGCATCGTCGCGATCAAGCCGCTTGACGAAAACGCGCATGTTGGCGGGAAGCCGTGGGTCATAGCTCACGAAATCGCACCACGCCCGGCCTGTGCAGGCCATCTGCCAAAGCATCTGCGTCTGGTACTTCGCCGGAACATTGCCGCCCAGCAGCGTGTCAATGTGCGTGGCGGTGTTCGGTGCTTTAATCTCAAGCAGCCCGTCTTCACCCACAAGCCCGTCAGGTGACGCCCCGGCCATCTGAATGGCTGGATGCTTCACAAATCCGACTTCCACCACACTGGCGTCTGTAAAGAACTCGTAGGCTGCCCGCGCGCCCTGTTCGTTCAGCGTGCCCCATTCCATCGCGGCGTTGGTATAGGACGGGGCAGGAACGCCAGTCAGACGCTCCGCAATCAGTTCGGCCATATAGTTGGCTCTGGACGCCCCGTATCCGGTCTTGGTCTTGGCAACCAAATCAGCCACGCGGGAAGCCGTTACCAAGCCGCAGCGGGCTTGGAGCCATTCGGGGGAGCCTTGCACAAGGTCCAGCATCACGCGGCCTTCGGGCGCTTGGCTTCAAGCATCTGGACGGCTTCAAAGAACAGATCGGCTTGAAGCGCCTCAATCTTTTCGGCTTTGAAGAACCGCAGAAACTTGGCGCGATCCGCCCCGACTTCCTCAATTAGATTGTCCAGTGCCTCGACCTGTTCGGGCGTAATCGTCGCGGGTCCGGCTTTCTTCGGCGGGGCGGGAGTCTGCGTCTTGCTGGCTTCGTTGCCGTCATCATCCTCGCCAGCAATGCCAACAAGGGAAAACAGCGAATAGCGGCGGGCATAAGTGAGGGCGCTGCCAATCTGCTGCTGCGGGCTAGGGAAACGGCAAACGGGGTAATCGGTTGCAACCCATTGGCCGGATTTGTGAGCTAGCCGGGTTTCCAGCATCATCACGTCGCCGTCCATCGTGGTCGCCTGGATGATGGCAATCCCGTGCTTGGCGAGGACGGGGCGGGCGACGGACAAGCCGCCTGCAAGGTCCGCATAACTCGACTTGAAGTGCGGGTTTTCGGCGTCTTTGACCGGGTTCGTGATTTCAGCCTGAGCCGATGCAAGGGCGGTGCTGATCTGGTCGATTGCTTCGCTGGTTTTCATGCGGCTCTCCTGTGCGTTCTGCGAAAATTCGTATCCCGTTTCATTCTCTCAATCCGAAGGGCTTTCAGCCTTTCCAGAGCGGCGACGTATTCCTTGGAACGAGAGCCAAAGCGAACGCGGGTTTCTTCGATTGTGGCTTCAAGGCCCGCAATCTCACGGTCGAGGATATGGCGGCGCATCACTCTCCCCCTGCATTGCGGCGCTTCTGTTCAAGATCAAGCGGCGCGCTCGGCAACTTCCATGTGTCGTCAGGCTGTGGCTTACGCATCAACTGGATCAGCGCAGCAACGCCAACCAGCATCAGGGCAAGCGCGACCCATCCAAAGACAACGTACAGACTGCGAAGAATGATGTTTTGGGCGTCTTCCATCGTCATCGCCATTGCATGCTCGGGTAGGGCGCACCACACGCCGAACCATGCGGCAGCAGCCAGTGAGACAGCCGCCGTCGTCCTGAGCCATTCGGCAATGCCGGTGCTGTCATCGCGGAGCGGTTCGCTTTGGCGCAATGCGCGGGCGCGTTCGATAACGGCGTCTAAATGGTCATGAATCGTTGATGCAGCCCAACTGCCTACAAGGTCACGGATAACGTGATGCTCTTTCGCAAGGTCTGTCTCAGGCCGAATATCCATCGCCATTGCGTCAATCAAGGCGCGCGTGGTTTCTGCGGATATGTTCTGAATGGTGCTCACGGCGCTTCTCCCGTGGCTTTAGCGATGGCCGCCCGCGCGGCGATAACTTCCTTTTCCGTCTCGGGGTCCCAATTGCCGCAATCGCCGCAGTTGCCAAAAACGACATACATTTCGACAAAGCTTTGCAAGGCTTTCAACAGATCAGGCGCAGCGGCGATCAGGCGGGCATTGGCAGATATTTCATCAAGCTCTGGACGAATGCAGAAGCAGCGCAGTCCAGCATCGTATTTCGATAGCTGCGCACAATCAGCAATTTTGTCGCCGTGCGGGGATGAAATCCATTCAACGCCTAGCGTTTGATGCCCCATGGTTTTTACTTCCCATGGCCCCGGCGTAAATTTCGTCTCGCTCACGACCGAACCTCCATCCCCAATTCCGCCTCGATATCCTCCGCAAGCGCTCGGTCTTCATTCGACCAAAGTGAGCGCGGGAATGTTTCATTGTCGGGATACAGAACCGCGTAACAGCGTCTCAGCAAGACGCCGCGCCGGTCGGCCTCAAGCGCGAAGTCGAGCGCATCGCCCATCAGTTCGCCAAACCCCGCCGCACCCGTGGCCGGGATTGTCAGCGTGTCGTTGCCTTTGCTGAAATCGTGGATGACCTCGCTCATGTGCGTTTACTCCGCTGCGATCTGTTGGGGCTGTTCAACGGGGACGAGCGCAAAGCCCATCAGCGCCGCAAGCTGGGTCAGGGCGGACTTAATATCGTCGTCCAGCCCTTCGACCGTGGAAGCCCGCAACTGGCTGGCGTAACAACCCGCCGAAGCTGCATCGGCCATGTCGTTAGCAAGGCCGCGAATGCGAATGTAGGTAAGCCGTTCGTTCATGGCGTTCACTCCGCTGCGATTTTGATCTGGTGGTTGATGCGCGCCCATTTCCGGCCTGACGGGCTGTCGTTGATCGACGCATCGTAAGCCTTGTCCTGAGCCTTCACGCGAAGCTCGCTTGTCAGGTTGTCGTCAACGCATTCGGTGATGTAGCCTTTGAAGTCGCCCTTCACGTCGGCTTCGGTCATCATGCCGACTGCGAATAATTCGGCCAGCTTGGCGACCTCATTCAGCAGCGCTGCCGTATCAAGCAATTCGTCCGCATCGTCGGCGTCGTTGCGTGAGCCGGTGCAAGCCGGGTGCGACTTCACAAGCTCGTTCAAGCCCGCAACCATCTGGCACAGGCGATTGCGGATGCGGTTCGAACCGTGATCAACGCAATGGGAGTAGCCGCTATTGCCGGGGCCGAACTCGCCGCCGCATTGGCTGCAATAGGTCTGGGGGAACTTCGCGGCGTAAGAGACTTCGCGGGGGGCTGGCTGCGTCATATCGCGCTCCTTGGTATGGAACGGTTATACAACGCCTTGTTGTGATCCGTCAACAACAAAATGTAGTTATTTTTGACGCATTGCAATCTCTTTGTTTTTGAAAGGATATTTCAAAATTTAGTGAACGGGGGGGGGGAAAGGGTTAGCTTCTGGAACTCGGCTGGCGTCCTGCCAACAGGAAGTCAAGCGTAACATTTAGGCGGTCAGCCAGCGCGACCCATGTTGAAATGTCAGGCTCCCGCTTGCCTGATTCATAATTATTGTACCGTTGTTGAGATATGCCGACCCGCGCTGCGAATGCGGTTTGACCGAGGCCCGTCATCATTCTTGCGGCCTCAAGGCGCTTCGCCCAGTCCGGTTTGTCAAGTGAAAGGGCTATGCGAGTCATAGGCATTTGGGCGCAACTATCTGATATTGTTTAGTTTATAACAAACAACGTTTTGTAGTTGACAAAAAACAACGCGCCGTTGTAGTCTGTTTGCATGAAGCTCATCGACTACATGGACATGACAAAGACGAGCCGCGCCGATATGGCCGCCGCTCTTAGCGTATCGGTTGAGTGCATCCGCCTTTGGATGTGCGGCGAACGCACCCCGCGCCCTGCGCAGGCCGAAGCGATCCGCGCTCTTACAAAAGGCGCGGTGACTGCTGTTGATTTTGCGCAAACTGCTGTCCAACGCCAAGCTGAGAGGGCCGCATGACCCCTGACACATTGGGCCTAGCTCTTGTCATTGTGATGATTGTCGCGGGGCTTGTTCTTCGCGCGACCGGATGGTGGTGGCGGAAATGAGACCCGACCGCGC